AATTACTAAATTCGTAAGAGATTATCCTGACCAAATGTTTTTTTATTATCGTGGGTTAGATAATCTATTCGGTCACCAAAGAGAACGTCTTTTGAAAATCGGACACTTTCCAGATAACTGGGTGTATAGTTATAACTATGGATATGTTTGGCCGATTGATGTAAGAGAACATGTTCTCAGACCTGAACCGCTCGTTTGTTTATACGATTCAATGGAAAGACCACAAGATGTTAAATTATAATTACTTGAACAACTATCGCTATTGGGGCGAGGGACTTGATAAGATTGCCAACGAGATGCCATGGAAACACGAGGACTTCCGCAAGTCCATGAATCCGAATACTATGGATGCTGCCATTTGGTTAGTCGAAAAACTATTGGAGATGAAAGATGTTCCAGAAGAATTAGACATTACAATTCTAAATTCTTGGTTAGGATTTCCACTTGTTCCATTACTGTGTGAAAATTTAAATGTCAAGAAAATTAACTTGATCGATATTGATAAAGACGCATTGGAATTATCAATGGTGTTCAATCGGTATTATTCTGAGAAGGGTATTGAATTAAATCATATCAACTGGGATGTTCCATTCGCATATCATGACATCAATGCACTAGAAACTGATGTGGTAGTTTCTATTGGTTGCGAGGCAATGTATCCGCTAAATAAAATGACGACCGCAAACAAGGATTGTATCTTTGCCTGTCAGTCGTCAAATGTTTTTAGAGAGATGTGGGGTATTAATTGTGTTCCATCGATCGAAGAGCATGTTGAGAATGTTGGAGTTACTGATGTTTTCTACGAGGGACAGATCGAACAGTCTTACTGGTCTTGGGATGGCAAAGTAAACTTTGATCGCTTCATGGTAATTGGAAAAAAGTAAATGATGCTTGGGACAAACACGGATATTAAAAAAATAACTGAGAATTGGATTCCAGAAAATTCTGTAGGTGCAGAAATTGGTATCTGGAGAGGTGATGCGTCAAAACAACTTTTGACAAAATGTAGTTATCTACATATGATAGATCCATATAATATCAGCGTATATGAAAATACTACTGATTGGTTGAATATGGGGTACGAAAAAATATTAGAGAGATATTCTTCATTAGTAGGTTCGACAGACCCAGCAGATTTTCAAAAATTTTATGACGATCTCTATCTTGACGTTTGTGAACAATTTAAAGATTTACCTGCAACTATCCATCGAATGACTTCTCGGGATTGGTTTTCTTCGTATACTGGAGAAAAATTGGACTGGATTTATATCGATGGTGATCATAGTTATGAGGGTGTGATGGAAGATTTGGTATCTAGTCTTGATGTGGTAAAACAAAATGGATTAATTTTTGTTGATGATTATTCAATACATAATAGTTTACATCCTGGAGTTAGAGCAGCAGTCAGAGATTTCTGCTATGAGAGAAAATTAAAATTCTCCAGATTATATCTCAATACGTGCATGATAGAATTGGGGACATAATATGGCAAGAGCAAGAGTCGTCGCACCACCACCGCAAGATTATATTCCGGAACCTTTAGTATCAGCACCACCTCCACCCGAGGAAGTGGTCGTGGAAGAGTGGGTCGATGGAAACTTTCAAGAAGAAATTATCGAAGTTGAGATTAATGAACCTTCTCAAGAAGAACTTGATAGAGAAAGAATCGCACAAGAAAAACATGAAGAATTGCAGAGACAAAAACTTGCAATAGAAGAAGAATCGAAAGTAGCAGCAGAAACAATTGCTAAAGCAAAAGAGATTTTAGAAAATCCGCCTGTTGTAATAGAGAAGGTAATCGAAACAGTTATAGAAACTGTTCATGTTACAGATCCGAAACTAGTTGAAGAATTACAAATCCTCAAAGAGGAAAATGAAAAACTTGCTAGAGAAAATGCTGCAGCGGCAAAAATAAAAGAAGAACAAATTTTAAAAGCACGACAACAGGCAACTGAACAGCGCAGTAATCAACAAATGGTTCAACTAAACATGACACCAAAACAACCATCGTTGATTAGTAAAATTAAAACATTATTTCGAAACCGTCGAATTAAGTCTGCTACTAATGTTGGAATTAAAAACTATGAAACTGCAATCCTCGAGCGAGCAAGAATTGCAGTTCCTAAGTTACTAGATGATATTGAAAAAATGCATGAGCAGTTGACTATTCTAGAAGATCTGCTCACAAAATATAGTGAGGTTAAGAGCACTCAGGAAAAGTGAGAAGCGTCTTCACCTGAGATATCTTCAATCATTGACCGCCAGATTTCTAGATGCGGTACAACATATCCTAGTGTCAATCTCTTCGCAGTATTACCACAGCAATGATAGACAATTTTATTCGGATCGCTACGATCGCCGAAATGACCAACCTTGCATGACCAACCAATAGGATCAACCATAGTTACGATTTCCTTCGTAACTGGATCCAGGTAGCGGAAGTATCCACCATTTTCTTCTGTATTGTAAGTAATCAGAATATTATATCCTGATGCATTCCAATTGGTATGCCAACCCATGAAACCATTTTCGGGATAATATGTAAACACCGCATTGTTTCTTGCACCAAGATAACTCATTATCTCAGAATTCGTTGCTTGCTGTCTTCTACCATATTCGGTTGGAAACCATGTTTGTCCATGTGCCTGAGACATATCGGTACACCATGCAACATCAGGAAATCCAACATGCTTATCACCCTTACCGACAATATGATTTAAATATTGTTCGTCGGTGGCAGTGTCCACATTCAATCCACCTTTACGCTTTTCTTGGTGCTCTTGTGGACCCAGCACGAGATGTTGATCATTTTGAGCAAAGAACCATTCTGTGAATGGATCTAGAATGTCACTTAGTTCTTTAGAAACTGAATTTGTAAATTGTAGCATGTTTGTCCTGTTAAGTTAATAAAGAATGTGGAATTGTGTAATGATAAATCACTACTGGTTGCCCCTGTAATTCTTCTTTTTTATATCCGGAAACAAAGTTCCACCTAGCATCTGGATCAGGGAATCTGGCAGTCTTAACACCAAAATCGAAATGATTCAGAAGTCTCCACATTGTGAATGTGTCCCACTGCAGCGCAGATTCGGGATAATGTTTACGATTCCATCCTGGTTTATTCTGCTCCCAATACTCATCATACCAAGCACGCATGAGTTTTAATGTTTGTTCATTGTTTCGATAGACGAACAACCCACAGTGTTCAGTCATTTCTTCTGTATCAGACAACTTAGTCAGTGCTGCGTTATATGGACGATTAGCAGTAAAGATGACATCGATATCATCCGGAATCTGATCGAAAATCTTTTGGATATCTTCATGCTCGACTTCAGTGTCGCAATCCATGTATACTGTCAGATCGTATGGAGTTTGATCAAGCGCCCACAGTTTTGCTCGCTTGTCGCGTGGGACATTCTCAGTAATAACTGTGTCGAAGATTTCATAATCATCTGGTTGCACCCATTCCTCGTGTGTAAAGAATGTGATATGTGCATCAGGATAGAAGTCACGTAGAGATATAGCAGAATTTCTCGCCGCTCTATAATAACCTTTTCTTACTGTTGCAACGTAGAGAAAACCATTATTCTGCATCAACTGCTTCTCTTGCGATTGCAGTATTTGCTTCTTCCTGCTGAAGAAGAATTACCGTGTACGCAGTAACTTCCATGATGTTTTTTGCTTTACGAATTTTCGACTTCAATTCACGATTCTTCGAGGTCTTAATTAGATCGATCTCAAATGCATCCAATTTAGCAGAGAACAACTGCTCTTGCTGCATACGAGTCTTGTCAACCTTCTGGCGTTCAATGTTATGCTTGATATGTTGATTGCGATCATCAAACCGTTTCTTGGTATTCGCATCAATCTGCTCGACGCTATACTTCTTCATCAATTCATCATAATCTCGATTAGTACCATCGTTCATAATTGATGCAGTTGCTCGTTTACCCGTATCGGAATAAACGAACTCCGCAATCACATGTTGTTTTTCTTTGTTCGCCCAGTAAGGATTTTCAATTGTGCGGGTACTAGTCATTCAAATCTCCATTAAAAAATAATTTCTCAATATTATATATACGCTATTTTACCCGAAAAGTCAAGGGTTTTATACGGTGCGAACCCAAAGTTTTATCGTCGATACAGTTTCTTTGGTCGCAATTACTGTTGCGCCAGAGAAGTTGCTTGAATACGTTCCACTAAAGTTGCTGGCATAATTACCTGTATAGTTTCTAGAACCTGAATAGAATCCAGTGTAGTTTCCTGTGAAGTTTCCAGTGTATGTGCCCGTATAGGTAGCAGTTCCTGCATAGAATCCAGTATAAAACCCTGTGAAGGAACCAGTATAATTGCCAGTATATGTTGCAGTTCCTAGATAGTTACCCGAGAAGAATCCAGTATAATTACCCGAATATGTTCCAGTATATGTTGAAGTTCCGAGATAGTTTCCTGTGAAGAATCCTGTGTATGTTCCGAGATATGTTCCCGCATAATTTCCTGCATAGTTTCTAGAACCAGCATAGGTGCCGAGATAGTTGCCGGAGAAGTTACCTAGATAGTTACCCGAGAAGTTGCCCGTATAAGTTCCAAGATAGTTACCCTGGAAATTTCCATTAAGGAATCCGCCAAAGAATCGTGCATATGTTCCGAGATAGTTACCAGAGAAACCTTGCGAGTAAGTTCCTGTGAAGTTTCGCGAATATGTTCCGAGATAGTTTCCAGCATAGTTACCTGCATAGTTTCTAGAACCAGCATAGTTACCGACATAGTTTCCACTGAACCCCTGTGAGTAAGATCCAGTATAGTTTTTTGGTCCTACATAGTTACCGACATAGTTTCCACTGAACCCCTGTGAGTAAGATCCAGTATAGTTTTTTGGTCCAACATAACCGCCACTAAAGTTGTTTGCGAATGCTCCAGAATATGCTGCGGAATAGTTTGCTGGACCAACATAACCGCCACTAAAGTTGTTTGCGAATGCTCCAGTATATGTACCAGCATATGCTGCAGAATAATTTCTTGAACCTGAGAAGGTGCCGAGATAGTTGCCGACGAAGTTACCTTGATAGTTCTGTGGTGTTACTTGCTCTCTGGTGTCAGCAAACTCATCACCGAGTTGAACCCATGTTCCACCAGAAACTGGAGCAGTTGATTGGACCTTATATGTGCCGATTCCTGTCTCAATAATTCTGTTTCTAAAATTCGGAAGCATCTGTAGGATTTCCGAAGACGACATTTCTTTGACATCTTTGGTATCAATAAGTTTTAATGGTTTAAGATTGGAGTCTGAAAGAGTAGTTGCAGCAGTTTTCTGCCACAGATATGTAGTAGTATTACCGCCATTAGCAACATCTGTTAGAGTATAACGTGAAACCCAAGTACCACCCGACGGAGCAGTTGGTTGTAATTTATATTGCCCAGCAGTATAAGTTGTTTCAGAGACCATCGCATTAATAGCATAATCTAGGATTTCACTATCAATTTGAGCATCTGTCAGTTCTTTAATACCAGCATCATATTTCAAAGGACGATTGGTAATACTTTCCGCCGCAGCAGCAGTAACCTGTTTTGCAGTGTATGTGACAGTGTCAACCGCACCAGTTGCTGGGTGAGTTCCTGTTGCTTCTTGGCGATCTGTGTCAGCAAATGTTCCGATTGAAGTACCAGAACCACTGTTGTTTGTTGTGATGTTGATTTCAGCAGTGCCAGTACCATCTGAGTTTGCGCCGAAAGAAACTGTCAGAGTTTGTGCAATGTAATTCTTTACTTCATCAACTGACATCTGTTGTAGACCCTGCCAGTTTACAGCAGAAACAGGGGTCGCCGAAGATTTATTTCTTAAAACCATGTTTTATGCTGTCCTTATCCATAACTTAACAGATGACACTGTTTCTTTAGTTGCTTGTATTGTTGCCCCAGAAAATGATCCAGTAAAATTATTTATATAACTTCCTGAGTAATTTCCAGTGTAATTTGTTGTTCCAGTGTAAAAACCAGTATATGCTATTCCTACGCCAGTGAAATACCCTGTATAGGTTCCAGTGTACGCTGTTCCAGTATAGAATCCAGTATATGGAGTTCCGCTGAAAAACCCTGAGTATGCTGGTCCTGGACCAGTATAGAATCCAGTATATGAAGTTCCTGGACCGCTGAAAAACCCTGAGTACGCTGGTCCTGGACCAGTATAGAATCCAGTATATGAAGTTCCTGGACCTGTAGGTCCAGTATAAGTTCCTGCATACGGCTGACCATATGATGGACCTGCTGGATTCGAGTATGATGGACCTGCTGGATTCGAATATGATGGACCTGCTGGGTTTGATCCTGCAGGTGTAGAATATGATGGTGGTCCCGCATAGAATCCAGTATAATATTGTTTGTCATAACCAGTAACAAAATACAGGGAAGGGCCTTGGAAATTTCCTGCATAACCTAAATTTGATGCATAGAATCCAGCATAATTTTGTGGTGCCGAAAACTCTCCTATGTAAACTTCTCCAGGTTCATTTGGATAGATAGGTATCTCAAAGTATCCAGTATAGTTGAGACCTGGACCTGTATAAAACCCAGTATAGTTTGCACTAAAGGTACCACCAGTATAGTATACTGCCTCTTGTCTTTGGGGCCGAGGACCATCGAAATTCCCTCCATAACTGCCAGTATATGGTGTTGAATATGATGGACCTCCTGGATTATTACCTGCTGGATTCGAGTATGATGGACCTGCTGGATTCGAATATGATGGACCAGCAGGTGTAGAATAAAATGGACCACCTATGTAATTACCAGTATAATTTGCTCCTGGATTTGCTGGACCTGTATAAGTTAATCCAGTATATGCTAAAGGGGAGGAAAAGGATCTAGTATAATTGCTGGACCCTGTATAGGTTGTTCCAGTATATGCTAAAGGGGAGGAAAAGGATCCAGTATAATTGCCAGTATAATTACCAGTATATGGCGAACTATAAGCAGGTCCAGTAAAATTACTGCTATAATTTCCCGATGCGGAATAGGGTGCAGAATATGGAAAAGGACCAGTATAATTGCCAGTATAATTACCAGTATAATTACTACTGTAATTACCAGCGTAGTTCTGTGGTGTTACTTCTTCGCGAGTATCCGTGAATGTGTTACCTGTTTGAACCCAAGTGCCTCCACTAGGCGCATCTGATTGTATTTTATATGTCCCGATACCTGTTTCAATAATTCTATTTCTAAAGACTGGAAGCATCTGTTCGATTTCTGCTTCAGTCATCTGCTTGCAGTTACTACCAGCAAACAATTTTAGTGGTGTGAGATCCACTGTTGGCGCCGAAGATGAAACTGTTTTCTGCCACAGATATGTTACAGTGTTTCCACCTTGCGCTGTATCTGTTAATGTATACCGCGAAACCCAAGTTCCGCCTGATGGCGCAGTTGCTTGGAGTTTATATTGTCCAGCAGTATATGTTGATTCTGCGACCATCGCCGCAACACAGAGATCCATTGTGCTATCAATGTCACCATCTACCATTTCTTCTAAGCGAGAATCCCATGCTAATGGTCTGTTGGTGATACTTTCCACTGCAGCAGCAGTAACCTGTTTAGCAGTGTATGTTGTTGTAGAGACTGCACCAGTAGCAGGATGCGTTCCGATAGATTCGGTTCTTGTTGTATCGACGAACGTGCCGATCGAAGTTCCTGCACCTGAGTTATTTGTAGTAATGTTAATTTCAGCAGTACCAGTACCATCTGTTACTGAAGCAAACTTTTCTGTGATAACATTGGCAATATAATTTTTTACCTCTGCGTCGGTCATGGTCTGCAAACCGCTGATGTTTGCAGAAGTGATTGGGGAACCTGTTGCCTTGACCTTTAGAGGGTTCATTTTAGTTTAACCTGTTACCACTCGAGTCATATACAATTAAATTAGTTACACGATACCAATCTACAGCATCTTGTGCAACCAATTCAACAGATGAATATGGTGACAAATTGACACCAACATTGACAGTTCCACCGTCAATAACATCTGAGGTATTTGGATACACAACAATAGTAACTGCTGTGGTGTTGATAACCTTTATTGTCAAACCAGCGGCAGCAGATGGGAGTTTTACGCCCTGACTTGCTGTTGCTGTTGTGATCATGTTAATGGTTTTTGTTAGCGCAGTTGCAGTACCTTGGGTAGTACCCGCTGCTGTAACTGTGCCTGAAACCGATTTGGTTAGGGTTCCTGTAAGTGTTAAATCTGCAAAAGAAGGACTAGCGCCAGATTCATACTTATCTGTATTCAAATTGCTGAAGTTATTATCAACTTCAGTATTCGTCAGCGGAGTCCCCTTTACAGATCTAAGGGTAATAGTGCTCATGCGTTTTTATCCTTGTTTCTGTAGTATTTTTGATAGTAAGTTTTTAATCTCAATCATTTCATTTCTAAGATTATTTATATCGTCTCCATATGATTCGATTTGCTTCATGTGTTGTTTGCGAGACTTATATGCCTGAAGAGCAGGCAGGTCATTCGAAAGTATTGCCTTCGAATGACCATCACGTTCATACTTAGTTGTATCAGTTAGTTTAATTCTTGTCATATTATACCTGTAATGCAATCGCTCTTAGTTCTCTCACGCGAGGGATGACAGAACTATTTGTTGATAGAGGAATGACCTTTACTGCGAAACTTTTATATCCGCTGTAAGTAACACTTCCTACTGTATACTCAAGAACTCCAGCATTTTTATTTGCTGTCGGTATGGTATACTGATATTCAACATAACCAGATTTTGCCGTGGTGTTAAGAGGTAGATTTACTGCCTCCAATTCAATCCACGCAAGATCATCAAAGTTTGAGGGATCTGTTGCTTCTTGGAATTTACCATATACTTTAACATCACAACCAACAGGAATCTGATTGCTCAAATATACCTTTAGATCTTCTGCATCTTGTCCGTCATCAAGAACAACCCGACGAGAGATATACTTAGAAGCAGCGGAACCGTTGTTTCCAGTTTCAGTAGTAGTAAGATTATTTACATCATTGGCAATTGCGATTATAGAACATTTTCTAGTATCGATTACAGGCGAAACAGTTGATGTTTGTGTCAGCATACCTGCTCTAACTGTCAGAGATTTATCCCCGTCCAAATCTGCCTGTTCATTTGAGTAAGAATAGATTTGTGCTTCATATGATAACTCATACTCCTGCCCGAAATTGATTCCCTCAAACGTAGTTCCGCCTGCACCTGCACCAGTCGCAGTTGGTGCGACTGACCAAGCAATAGTTGCAGGAGTATGATCAATAGCACCAATATTAGTTTCGAGGACATTAAGTTGCTTGTTCTCAATTTCAGTAATTTCAGCATAAGATGTACCGTTACCAATAATATCAGCAGCAGTGAACGAACCTGAATTTACTAAAATCTTACCTACATTGTATAGAGAATCATATTGTTTAACAAATCCTCTATTCAACGTTACTGCTACTGCTGCAGCAGAACCACTACCGCTCGAGATAGTTAGTGTTGGATTAGTTGCAGTCGTATATGTCAGACCTGTCAACGTACCAGCAGTAGTTACAATTGCTGCATTCCCAGAAGTTCGAAGAGTGAATCCAGTAACATTTGGTGATGTACCAGTTACCGCAGAAACTTTGTAGACAGTTCCTGTTGTGTATCCAGTAATAGTGCCTGTGCCTGCACGAGTACCAGTAATTGTTACAGTATCACCAACAGATAGTGAAGATGCACCACAAGTAAACTGACCAGCAGTACCAGAAGTAGCAACAGTCGCTGCTAGAGTTCCAGGTGTTGTATTATATCCCGCTCCTGGATTTGTAACTACAACATTTGTTACTGCTCCACCTGCGATTGTTACAGCAACAGTTGCATTCGTAGTAGCACCGCCACCTGAAAGAGTATGCGTAATAGTTCCGTTCGTATAACCAGAACCCGCATTCGTAATATTAAAGGAGAATCCGTGAATTATATCACCTGCTTCAAAGTTTCCGTTCGTAAACGAATCGAATTTCAGGAAGTCGACATCCATGTTTTTCATCACAAGCGAACCAACTGTATTGATCGCAAAGTTTGCACGACGCAAAGTAAACTTAATATCTTCTGCTTGGTGTGCTGTCCATGATCTATCATTTGCAGAAGTGAATAGTACACCAACATGAGGTTGCTCAGAAATTCTATTCTCTGTGCCGAGTTCGTTCTCACCCAATTCAGAAACCCAAATATTATACTCTGGATTATTACCTGCAGGAAGAAGAACAAAACAGTATTCTGTGTTGTTTTGCAAATATACTGGCGATGGGAATGTGAAGGTTGTTGCAGTTGCGGCGGTTGCGCTCACAGAAACGTCACCAGGATTTAGTGTTACTTCACCAAACGGAATAACTCTATTACCAGGATATCCATTTACCACTTCTCTTAGTTGGAGAGTAATTGGTGCGCTAGATGACTTGGTTTTGAAATATACATCAAGATTGGTAACATAACAACCGAATGGCATTCCTTCGACGTAGAAGGTCTGTGCAATAGGATCTCGTCCGCGAAAAGCTGGTGCGCAAGGACTTACTGTATTACAAATTTCAGGAAGTGTTATTGTTTCGAAACTTCCAAAAACGAGACCACCGAAACCACCGAAACCGCCAATTTGAATTTCTTGTGCAGGTGTGCAAGTTGTTACTGGTTCGCAAGGATTTGGAGTTGGAGTCTCTGGAATTACTACAACTTCCGGAATCGGTGTTACTGGTGGAGTAGTTACAATAGCAGGCGGATTTTGAATAATATTTGTTATGGTAGTATTATTAATTACTGTATTATCAACCACAGTATTATCAATATTTGTTATATTGTTAACTGACGTAAATGTATTATTTACTGTTGTTTGGACAACACCTACATTTCTATCTGCTAATCTATTTTCAGTAGTAGATGTTTCAAATACTGATCTTGAATCAGAAATGGTATTGACAGTTACATTAGCAACTCGAGTTGATACAACTGTATCTTGGACAGATTGTGACAATCCATTTGCTGACCATGTTTGCATTGACGCAGTTGTTATAAAAGCATCACGATTAAATTCATCATCACAGAGACGGAAGTTCTTATCACCAGTGCGGAATGTCGCTGCTGGAATTCTAAATTGACCTACGCAAATACCTTGAGCATTTGTAATTAATGGATCACCATAAGCACCATCGATATACGATGAATATGCTGCAGGATCTGTAGGTGTTATATCCGTATTCGGATCAAAACTCAGCGGTCTACAATGTGTCGCGACACCAATACCATCAAAGAATGGGAATACTCGTGTATTTGGTTTCATTCTTTTCGCGATAAACGTTACGACAACTGAACGCATGAACGGGATGATAGAAGTGTCCGTTACGCGAGCACCAATTCTCTGACTTTGTGTTTCAGGAGTTACTGAAAGAGAAACACCTTGACGAGTTTGACGCTGTTCGGTGGTAGTAGTTATAACTTGTGTTTGTTCTTGGAATAGTGTATCACCACGTATTTGTGTATTACCAGCGACAGTTTGTGAGGTTTGTCCTGTGGCGGTTCTACCAGTTACTACATCTTGCCAATCACCATACTGAGTTCCCCATGCATCTGCCATGTTTTCCCAAGCATCATAATTTCCATCGAAGTTTACGCTTACATCTGGTTGCAGCGAGGTATCCGTCCAGTTATCAACTGGTGGATCTAGTTCCATATTTCCGATGTAGTTAAAGAGTAACTCCCCGACGCAATTTCTTGGTTTAGAGGCCGATGTATTTTCCGTCATCATGACATTGGCATACGGAAGAGTGATTAAATCGCCTGTCTTATATACGTTTGTTGAGTTGGTATAATCAAAGGCGAGATCGATATTTTCTAGATAGAAGAAAGGACGCAGTTCTTTCTTTACTGGATCAATTGAGATATGATATGCACTATCAAAAACATTACCGATGTTATGCCCAGTAAACGCATCAACTAGGATACCATTTTTAAATCGATCAAGACCAGAGCCATCTGGTATAGATAAATCGCTTGCCGCTTTTTCTAGTAGCGATAGAGATGTATAATACTCAAGACGATTTATGCGCTGTTCCAGGACACCGATATCACGCATTGTGTAACGACGATTATCAATGCTTCGGAATGTTACACCATAATCTGGTCTGTTTACACTCTTCGCAACATTAGGAGCGAGTGATGGATATGGTGGAATTGTTATGATTGCCAGTGACATGCAATTGTCAGGTTCAGCAGGAATTCCAGGAGTCAACGATGGTGTACCATATATCGTACTGAACACACCTTCAGAGTCAATGATCAGTCGATCTGTTCTTCCGAGATAATACTCTAAATCAGTAATAAACTGTTCAGTTGGAACTGGATTTGTGATACCAACAGAAGGAGCAGTTAAGGTTGTGCTCTCAGTAGGATTAGTTGTTGCAGATCCCACAGTGGTAGAATTTGCTGCAGAATCTGTATACCGAACACGGAAATCTAAAGTATCGCGCAAGTCATATGTTTCACCTGTTAGTGGCGATTTATAAATTGGAATATCCTGCGTCTTAATTGTTCCTGCGGTCGCACCAGTATCATCAATCGGATACGAATCAACAACAAAGAAAGTACCATCTGCAGAAGCACCATCATGGGTGAAGAAATCTAATTTGACAACCAATTTCTTATTTACAAGTGACGGTGCGCTGGGTTTCTTGATGATTCTGGCATTGCGATATTCATTATCACGTTGACCATTATCGAGAGTAAACGAAGAAGCAATATCTACACCAGCAGCAACTACTGCAGAATCAGAATCAGTGTTGGCGCCAATAAAGATATTTTTAATTCGATAAACATCCGACAGACCAAGCGAATACGTACCACCACTAGTTGATGGGTGAGTATTCGTATTGATAATTGCGTAACGATCTTCACGAAGAACCTTCAGAACAGGATTTGCATTTGCTGTTTGAACATTAACATACAATTTTACGGTTTTCGGTGCAGAAGTAACTGCTCCTACAAGATCGATCGTAATGGATTGTGCAGAGTTTCTTGTAAAGGTAGCAGCCGTAAGAGCAATATTAGAACCAATTGGTCTTGAAACCGAGTTTATTGTTGCTGCTTCTTTCATGATCATGGTGAAGTTGTTATTGATGATCGTAGAAGTAAATCCACCAGCTGCATATGGGAAGGTCTCATCACCAGTCAGAGTGATGGTTACTTGCCCAGAAGCATTAAGTTCTCCGTCGAACTCTTTGGTATAGATAAATGAGTTATCGTAAACTGCACTAGGAGCAATCGTTTTCGTTGCTCGAGCAGGAATTCTATAAAGAGATTTGTTGAAACTTGTTTCTTGTAGAACAGCATTGCCACCCACGAGAACAATGTCAGCATGCCCATCAGCAGTATCATTGTAGAAGATACCGCGAACATCTTTAAAATCACCACTTGACATTGCAATGTCATAGAGATATAAACGATATTCTGCCGCAGCAGTTCCAACTGTACCCGATTCATATACAATCTGTTTTACACGAGCAGTACCAACCTGAGATCCTGCTGCAGCAGTAGCAGAAAATGTTGTTGCAGTAATTGCTCCTGCTGCTGCGCTGCGAAGACTGACCTTATCGCCAGTGTTTAAATCCCACATCCCGCAGAATTCATCTACGAGAATATAGTTACCATACGCAGTGCTAATCGGAATTTCTTGTTGATTTACTGTTGTAAGTCCCTTTGGAACAACAACGTATTCTGTTTGGAATGTTTCATGCTCGTACCCACGAACATATGCTTTACCTGCTTCAAGACCGATAGCAAGAAGATCTTTACTGCCACCACGTTCTGGATCGACAGTGTTTAGTGCTCGTAAACCATTGTTACTGTCAACATTAAGATGCTCTTTAATAAGAACAGGAAATTGTCTTACTGCATAGTTACCCGACTCATCATATGTGCGTCTCGCCATGTTCTTGCCGAGTTCGCCATAAATATTTGCAGTATAAATTCTTTGGACTTCTCCACTTATGATTTCAACCAATTGGTTAAACGTGGGAGGAATTGTGTCAGTTGATTCATATGCAACAAGTGTGGTTGTAACTCGGTATCTATCTGCGCCTGGAGCAGCATAGTTGAAAGATCCTTGCGCAGGATCCTGTAAAAATGGATCATCTTCAGAAGAAACTGTATCTTCTACGATCTGGAATCCAACCTTTACAGATGGTAGGTTGGAATACTTAGAAAGTATGATTGTTTGTGTTTCATGATTGACGAATTTACCATCAATATACACAATACCATTATCAACAGTCAAAGCGGAAGCAAGACCCCAATAACTGTTAGTTGGTTCTGCTGAATCATATGTGGTATCAACAACAAATGTATCACCGTTTCTGCCTGCAGTTGTGGAAGTTACAGTAAGAGTTTCGCCTCCTGTGAAGTGAACCGCAGTTGTAGATCCATCACCACTTGTATAGCGAAGATATAGTGTTTTCAAGTCGGGAGATTCTGCTTGAGTGCCAGTTGCTGTATCTAAAATTACTGCAGTAATTCCTGATGTTGCACCAGTTACAGTATCGCCAACATAATCTGCTAATTCATCATTGACCACTCCAGCATCGAGGATCTTAACGAATGCTCTCTGAGAATCTAGTTTGAATTCACAACCTTGGACGACTGAACCATTCTTAAAAATGTGGTCACCGAATTTACCGACCTGATCTTGCAGAATAGATTGTAGTGCAGTCAGTTCTCTTGCTTGGACTGCATATCCAGGTCTAAATAGAATTCTATTATAATTGTTTACAATCGCACCAATCAATGGTTCATTAGAATCATCATAATACGGTGAGACGTTTAAATTCAGTGCCATGTTTTATTTCTCTCTAAAACTTTAGAATTGCTCTAATTTTCTCTACCTGATCTTCTTGACGAACAATGAATTCTCTGTTATCCAGATATATAATTTCGCCTGTTTTGTTGTCAATTTCAGGTTCTACCACACTATTTATAGTCAATCCACTCAAGGATTGGTCAACATTAGCGAGTATACTAGAAGATGTTATTAATGGAATTATAGGAAGAAGGTATATACTTTCTAAGGATCCATTGTTATTAGCATCAACTTTTTGGACAACAATAAATTTACCACCGCTGTCAGTTGTAATCACGTCATCCAAGGCATAACTAGCGGGAGATGAAGTGTTAATAATGTAACAGCAGGTTCCCGTAGAATCTTGAAAATTATTATTAGTATCAAAAATTAATGGATTTTTCACCAATCCGATTTGTCGGAAATCATTATTTAGAAACAAATCAGCAGTGTCATTTGTTAAATTGACAGAGAATCCAACATTAGTTGCAAACAGTTCTTTTTGCGCATTCGCACCATGACCTGCTCTTGGTGAAATAACTGCAATTAAACTGGCGCCAGTACCTTCTGCACCCGCGATGGTAATGTCAGCAAAGGTATACCCAGTACCACGATTTGTTATGGTAATTGAAAGAATTGCTCCATCATCTGGATCAATTTCTAGTGTTGCTTCTGCACCAGAACCATCACCAATGATTGAAAGGGTGGCGTCGCCTTCTACGTAATCGATACCGCCAGAAAGAATTTCTATGCGATCAATTGTTCCTGGAATAGCAGCATTCTCAACGTTTTGTTGTGCTGTACCAGACTCAGTAGCGCCCAATGTAACGGAAGCCGCAGCGCCAGATCCACCACCACCTGAAAATGTGATATACGCAAAACTATAACCTTCGCCTGAATTTGATATAGTTATAGCAGTAACCAGACCAGCACTAACAGTAGCAGTTGCAACTGCACCAGTACCATCACCATTTATGATAACGGTTGGTGCAGTTTCATATGAAGAACCAGCATTAGTAATAGTAATAGTATCAATTTGTCCATTAACATCAAATGCAGGATCACCAGAACCTGCAATCTTTCTCACAGGGATATATTCTGGCGTAAGAAACTTTGTCTTATCTGATGCTTCAACCTTAAACATAAACTTCCAAATATATCCATCTGCTGTTTCAATTGCAGAAGTGGAAGTTCCTGTGGGTTTGGTGGTGCTTTGTGCATTACTATTATTGAAGATACATTTATAGACGTGATCATCATCAGTCAGTACATAAAATTCTGCATCTTTGAGCGATGCAGCACCACTGTTTGCAGTATATACTTCATCATCAGGATCTAGTTCGCCGTACTTATCATCATACTGATCATATACAGTTCCAGATGCCCAATTAATTCTAGGAATCATAAGAACTGTGTCGCTTGATTGGATACGTTTAACGAACAGCATGTTTCTACTTGACGTGCTCGCATAACGCACAGAATCCACTGGATCTTCAGGTGATTCTTCATCACCCCACTCAGTTGTTCTGCCTACAAAGAAATAGAAGAAGTCGTTCTCGTTGTAAATATCACGATAAAGACTTCTTGCTATTTCTGTGCGACCTGCTGATCGTAGAAGAAGTGTCATGTTATATTACGAGATCGTAACCGTCCAAGTGATTGTCATGCTGTCCGACGCACCCTTGTTAATGACAGCAAATTCAGTACGGCAAAGCATTGTTCCGCTGGTCAGAGCATTGAAAATACCCGCTTCAGTAACAGCACCAGTACCTGAACCTGCACCAAAAGTTGCAACATAGGCAATAGCATTTGCTGTTACGGTTGTTGAAGTCAGAGCAACACGTGCACCAAGTGGAGTTTCTAGAGCAGTATCACCTGCTGCTGGGTTGGTAGTTCCTGATCCAACACCCATGTGCGTCATAGCAGCAAGAGTGGTGTCTTTCATGCGCGAAGCAATATAAGCAAGACCAGTATTAACAACAAGGTTAGGAACAGTCACTTCTTGCTTGACATTCCCTGCTTCGTCGCGAAGAACGATGTTTAGTTCGCCCTTAGTACCTTTTACGTTTTCGATTAGTTTCATTTGATTTACCTTCTTCTTAGTTAAAGTATGTTACTTGACCCACATAGTCCGAACCGAAGTCACCATTGACGTAATCTTGTGTATTCACTATACCATCTTCGGTGACTGATACTGTTTCGAATAGTCCTTTGAGTATATTTATAAGCGATTGTTCAGTAGCAGCAATGGAATCTATCGTTGCAGTATCATTTGCGACGATTAATAATTCAGTAGCACCTGCATCATCGGTTTTAACCAGATATGGAATTATGCCAATGGTATCAGTTGATGTAACGGAATCAGTCAAATATTTATACAGATGATTGGTTGAAGTTTCCGCTGCTGTCGCTACATCTGTTTCAGGTTTTTCGATACCAGCATTGGCATACTCATTAGATATTACGGATTCTGCAAACGTTCTATAATACTCTACAGTTCTGGTGAATGTATCTGAATTGATTACTGTATCCGTCAGAGATTTATCTATACCAATCGCTTGCGAGTCTGCAGAGTTTACAGTATCAGCAAGAACCTTCGCGAAATCAAATTCAGTAGTATCTGCTGAAACATAATTTTCATCAAAGAAATCTTCGGCGTATGGATCTTGCAGGAAAATTGTTTCTTGTAGAACCTTATCAAAATCAGTAATTGCATTTTCAGCAGTAATTGTTGTTTCGTTTACTTCTCTGACATATTGGACAACACGATCGAACACATCCAGTGTTTCTGTAGTATCATCTTCGGTTCCATAGATACCAACAGTAAAATCAAGAGATGCTATATCTGTTGCTGTAGCAACATCAGACAATACCTTAAAGACATGACTACTATTTGCCTCTGCTACTGTTGCAGAGTCAGTAAGAACTTTGATGAAGTTCACTGCGAAGTAGAATTCGTTATTACGAGTAATGCCACCCGACGCAGAAAGTTCTTCAAGCACGAACTCATAGATATGTAGCGGTTGTATTGGTGTTGTAATGAATTGATTAAAGTCAACCGTCTGCTCAATGGTAAGTTCACCGAAGATTGCAGTACCTGCTGGGTGAGTAGTATTCTTGACAATATCCAACCATTTATTGGATGGAACATTTGAGCGTATTACATATGAGTAGTTCTGGTAATAGAAGTTATCCTGTAGTCTGTTGACGTTCGACAACATACCACGCGAGTCTCTAAATCTACCTGTCTTGACATTCACAGCGCCTGTGGTAAACGACAGAGTAGCAGTACACCCAAGTGCTGATTCTATATCTACTGTAAACGTTCCACGCTCGAAATCAAACCCTGTATCGAAAATACTAACTGCAGTAGGACAACCATCAACATCAATCGCATCTATACGAATTGATGCCTTGTTATCTCTACCAACAAGAGTATATGGGTTCAGCGTAGTGTCAGTTTCGTTATATTTGTTTAAAAAGTATCCCGAACTACTAGGCGTTGACGTCGTATATGTTAGACCTGTTAACGTACCAGCAGTAGTTACGATTGCGACGTTAGCTTCAGTTGTTAGCGTAAATCCAGTAACATTCGGTGAGGTACCAGTTACAGCAGAAACTCTATAAACAGTTCCTGTCGTGTACCCTGTAATGGTACCAGAACCTGCACGAGTCCCAGTAATTGTTATACGATCATTAACTGCAAGTGTTGATGCGCCACAAGTAAACTGACCAGCGGTACCAGAAGTAGCAACAGTCGCTGCTAGAGTTCCAGTTGTTCCTGAATTAAATTCTACGGTATATGAACCTACTGATCCAGATTCATCGATTGAGTAAATATCACCAACTGAGAATCCGCATGGTGGTGTTCCACTACAATCAATAACATCAACAGTCGAAAGTTGACGAACAATATATCCATATAGAGTTGTCGTAGTTCCAGAAACTATCTCAACTTTAGTTCTTATCGCTTCCGTGGAAAATGTGACAGCAGGTGCTGTTGAATACCCAGATCCACCGTTTACGACTATTACGTGTGATATTTCATTAGTATCTGTAAGGATTGCTCTAGCAGTTGCAGATGTTCCCGTTGCTGAGGTAAATTGTACTGCAGGTGCTGCAAAATATCCATTACCACTATCAGTAACAGAGGCATACAATAGTTGACTTCCTGAACCAACAATGGTAAGATCGACGGCTGTGCCAAGTGTAGCATTTCCTGCGCTCGTAGCAAGTTTGATGGTATTAACATCAACTACTATGACGAAGTATACAGCGTAATTGGTAAGACCAGTTACAATTGTCCCACCATTTTTATCATAGATAACCACATCACCTGTAGAATACCCATGAGAAGGAACAGTAATAGTATTACTCGTTAAGTTAATACCTGTTGCAGTCGCATATGTTAACCCTGTTAACTTACCAGCAGTAGTTACGAGTGGAACACCAGATTGAGTGGTTAGTGTAAATCCAGAAACATTCGGTGAGGTGCCAGTTACAGCAGAAACTCTATATGTGGTTCCTGTGGTATATCCAGTAATAGTGCCTGTGGTTGTATATGTTAGACCTGTTAATGTACCAGCAGTAGTTACGAGTGCGGTATTAGATTGAGTAGTTAGCGTAAATCCAGTAACGTTCGGCGATGTCCCAGTTACAGCAGAAACCTTATATGTTGTTCCTGTTGTATAACCAGTGATTGTAGCAGTACCGCCTTTAGTACCAGTGATCGTTACGAGATCATTGACTGCAAGTGTTGATGCACCACAAGTAAATTGCCCAGCAGTTCCGGAGACAGCAACAGTTGCTGCCAGAGTTGCAACTCCAGGTGTCCCAGTAATTGTAAGACGATCACCAACAGCTAGAGTTGATGCGCCGCAAGTAAACTGACCAGCAGTACCAGAAGTAGCAACAGTCGCTGCTAGAGTTCCTGCTGTTGTAATACTACTAAATGTCTTGCTAGTTTCTCCGACTATCGCCTTGACTTGACCGCCAGAAACTAAAGCATTCGCAGAAGCACCAGCACCTGGAACTCGAATTGTTGCAGTTTTAGGTAAACTTGTTACCAACTCGTAAACTGCGGGAGATACATATGCGAATTTAGTTACATTACTTATGTTAGTTTCAACAGTTCGCTCATATGTTACTGATGAGACATTCTCATAGTATGTAATTCTAGCCGTTTTACCATTTAAGTCAAATGGATTTGCTGTGATATCTGAATCGATTGCAAGTTTTAATGTTATGTCTTCAATCCAGATACCATCAGATGCACGAAGCACCTGTTCAGATGGATAAAAGATTTCTGTACGTTCATTGTATAAGATTCTAAAGAGAAGTTCTATTGCCTTCTCAGAACCTTTTGCTTCATAGAACTGCTTAATGAATTTGATTAATCTTCTGTCATCAATCTGAGCAGTAAGCGGAAAGTTCTGCGCATACTGGTCCTTAAACTTGGGGATGAACGTATCAAGTGTTCTGTTAATATCAAAATTCTTCTCGTAGTTGAGAAGGAAATTGTTTACCTGATTTTCTTCATCCAGAAATTCATAATACTTTTCTAGGAACGTGATGAATACAGGATACTCGGTGCGAACAAAATCTGGAAGTTGATTTGCAATCAGATGACTTAGTGATTGTTTGAACCCATTGTATTCATCATCAATGTAAACCATGCTCGCAGTTGCTGCAGCACCAGATCCACTACCGCCCGAAAATGTTATGGATGGTGGAGAAAGATAATCATTACCAGCAAATGTTACTGTTATCGCAGATACTTTACCGTCAGAAACAGTAGCAGTCGCAGTTGCATTACCACCAACTGTTACGGTTGGTGCAGATGTATATCCCGATCCACCATCAGTGACTGTTATACTGGCAACTTTTTTATAGTATGATGTGGTTTCAGTCATCTATTATTCTTGTGAATTAGCAATTGCAGTAACAGTAAGTCCTGCTAGAGTATTTGCTGTAGCATTTGCGGAACTGGTATCTAGAGTCAACACGGTATTTCTAGAAGCATAAGGAAATACTGCAGACGTAGAAGATTCTGTAGTAGAAGTTAAATTTGTTGTTAAGACATTCGCAGCGTCGCCGAATGGTTCGACATAGATTCGTAGTTCTGTTTCTTCGCCCGATAAAGAATCAACAGTAATATTATTAATCTTAACAACTCCTGTCGTATAATCAACAGTTCCTATGTTAGATCCAATAATTACATCATCAGAAACTCTCTTCAAAACAAGAGTTCCTATATCACCAACTGTCATGTTATGTTGATCAGTAATATAAACTTCATATTGGCGACCAGTAATAGTGGTGTTAAAGTTTGTTGAAACTAATGTTTCTGTTTCCAAATTACCATTGAATCTAATTTCATAATCGTCAAAGATTCCAAAAATAATAGGAATTCTTTTGTGCATTTTAACTTGGATACTAGCTGAAAAAATAGACTCAGTTGTCCCAATTACTAAACCAAGTAATTTCGAATAGTAAAAGTTTTTCTGTAGTTTATTAACATTATTCGTAAAATAGTTTTGCACAACAGTTCTAACTTCAGACTCAATTCTCGAAGAAGTAAGAGAAGTTAATGTCTTGTTGTAATTGACAGAAACATCAAGACCAATATACGTTTGAATTGGATCAACGAATTCAGGTTGTATTGAAACTACGCTTCTAGGGCGAATAATGTCTCTCGCAATAATATCTCTATCTGCTTGTGTGATAATAGATCCAGGAAGAGGTTGAATTGAAATGAACACCTTGCCATAAATAGGGGGATTGTTATCTTCTCCGCCCCAGACTGCGATAGAATTGATGTTACTAAATCTTGATCGAATTAACGTTTCGTAGTCTTGCGAGGTAACAACTCGATTTTTAGTTGCATTAAATTTTGGAGCATTATAACGGATGCTATCAATGCTTTCTTTTTCTTGACCGCCTGTCGCAACAGATTCCAAATATACAACCTTTGTTTCACCAGACCCAGTGAATGTCTGAGTTGCCGAAAAATTCGGTATAGAATTTGGTGCTGCTCCGCTACTGACAATATAATCCACAAGAACAATATTACCAACTGATAATTGTTTTCCTATAATATTATCGCCAAATCTAATCTCATAAAGACCCGCTGGACCTTCTTCGATAAAGAATGCTCTGGTTGTTTCATCTACTAATGTAATATCATCATAATAACTCCACGCTGTTATGGTAGCATTACCAGATGATTCTTGTATGCGAACTCGTATAGTTGTAGTATCAACATTTATATTAGGAATAACAAATGGACCAGATTTATTCGATTGATCAACAACAAAATTATTAGAAACTCTCTTACCTTCGATCAGTTCCATAGGGAAACTAAATCCAGTTTGACCTGTTTCCAAAGTTACCAATCCAGAAACGTGATCTTCTTTAGGATAAAACGTATAAGTTTTATTGGTTGTTTTTGCTGTAAATTGTGTACTTCTAGGAATGGTTAAGCTTGTTCCGGAATATGTAGTAGGCGGATCGACTTGAAATATAATATTTGCTCTTGCCGATTTCCTTGATGTTGGTGTGTATCCCAACGTTTTAGCAATGGATGCAACTGAATTTCTTTTTACAGCACTATCGATAAACATTTCATTAGATTGTAGATGCGCAAGAGTTGCATTATAATGTGTATTATACGCAAGAATGTCTAGAAGGATAGAAAGACCAGCACCATCAAAGTTGTAGTCTTGAAATTCTTCTTGAGACTGCATGAAGATTTTTAGATTTTGTTTAATTGCTGCAAAATCTAATTCTGTTACATTTAATTGCGCCATCTTATCTACTTCTTTTTAGAATGGTTGAAAATGTTACGGGATCTGGAACACCAATAACGTAAAAATACATGGTAATTTCAAATGCATTTTCATCATATAATGGAACTACATCTACTTGTTGAGATCTAACTCTCGGTTCAAATTTGTTAATCAGTAGTTCTATTCGCAATTTCAAAGAATTCGCAGTGATTGTGTCGACCTGATCAAACAGCATACCATATACGGGAGATCCCAATTTTGGTTGAAAAGGTCTCTCATAATATTGTGTCAAGATCAAAACCTTGAGTGCTTGTTTGACTGAATTGACATCATACTTCTTTACAACGTCACCCGTGATTGGATGCGCACCAAAGGATAAATCCAGATCAGAGTATATTCTGTTTGTTTCTTTTACTGCCATATACTTATTTATATCAATTCTAGGCGACTTGTTTAAATCCTGCTGTGTATTTCATACCTTTACCAGAAGGAGTGGCTGTCAGACATTGTCCTCTCGATTTTCCGTTTCTACCTACATAACCTATGTGAATCCAAACTGAACCGCTGCTATTCTTTTCAAGAATAATTTGATCATATGCTGATAGATTAGAAGCAGCCCAGCGACAAACATCAATATATTGTTTTTTGCTCAATTTAGGGAATGACAAGTCAACTGCTGATCCCCAACCATGCGCATTAGGATCCAGTTTATTTTTCTTCCCATTCGGATAGTATTTTCTAAATCCACAGGACCAAGTCACAGATCCATACTTGTCGAACAATGGTTCTATGACGTTAACAGCAAGACAACGAAGATTATTCAATATTTCATACTCGTTCTGTTTGCTTCCTGGCGATTTATGTCCACGAAGATCGGCAGCGCCACTAGGGCAACCATCTCTACCATTACATAATTGTGCCAGTGTTATTCTTGGAGAAATTTTTAAAGTGCCATCATATTTTTGTCCCTGTTGAGGAAGAGGTGGAAGTTTTACTCCCTTCAATGTATTACAATCTTTTGGTGGTATTCCACTTTTCCCTGCTGGTGCTGGATAAGTAGTACCATCACCCGATGTTCCATCGCCCGATTCAGGCGAATTGCCCGATGAAGGATCTCCTCCATTATCAACACAGTCATCTCCAGTTTCAGATCCAGAAAGTTGTCCTGAAACGTTACCGTTTTCATCAGGTTCTCCACCATCAGTGTTCATACTACTGTTTTCGCCACCATACCCAGTTTTAATGTCGTCATTAGTTCTTTCAACTGGTTGTGGAGCAGATAGAGAAACAGGTTGTTCTAACTCATATGTTACTGGGAGTTTCGCAGATACTGCACAGACTGCATCTTCAGCAGAACCAGCAGATGCAGGAACTGTGATAGTAGCAGTAGTGTTCCCCTTAATATTTGTAGTATCATCTGGACTATTATGTGTTCCCTTGAGGTTTGTAGTTCCTGCATTCAATGTAGTAATATTTGCTGTTGTTACATCAAGAGTTGCGGTATCAATTGGCGAAGATGTAACCAATGGTGCCTTCAAACTGATATTTCCTGTGCTTTCTGCATTAATAGTTCCAGCAGATTTAATATTGACATTACCCGTCGATTCTTGATTTATCATCGCAGCAGATTTTAAGTTAATGTCGCCAGTAGATTTAGCAAGAATTTCTGCATCAGTGCACAGGTTCATGTTACCAGTTGAATGATTAAAGAATGAACCACCAGATTTGATATGTGTATTAACCTTCGATGTCAGATTCAATCCTGCATCTGTTGTTAGATTGTATTTACCAGTAGTTTTGGTAGTTACTGCTCCTGTTATATCAGCATCAACCTTACCTTCATTTTTGACAGAAATATCGCCTTCGTTTCTAAGATAGATACCATCTTGCACCGAAAGACCAAGCGATCCGCCAATGTTGACATTAACATCATTATGGATATCAAGACTGACTTTACCATGCATTGTTAATGCAGTGTCATTCATAATAAACACATTACATTGTCCTGCAATGTGAACGTTGGCATTACCTTCAATTAAAACAAAACCATCTTTTTCAATGATGGAATACCCATTACCAATAATTTTATTTACTTGAGTTCCATCAGGTCCAGTCTCTGTAAAGGTTCCTGACTTGTGAGCAATATTCAAACGCTCGAATCCAGGAGTATCATCGATTTCTAATGCGTGTCCAGATTCGCCAGCAAATACTTTATTGTATGGATATTTTGCAGCGTATGGAGTTGCTGGTTGTTCCCATGTAGATCCCGAACGACCTGCCATTTTAACAGCACGTTTTCTCGATGCGTTTCTTGCGGCGGGAGAAGAACCGAGAGATTGTGATGATTTATCACCAGCAGATGTTCTCGGATCTGGATTAATTCCAGGGGAATTGACGCCAAGCGCAAGACTATTAGTATCTGGTTTATTTACATAGTCGGGTTTCGGATAGGTTTTCTTCGGATCAGCAAATCCTTTACCATCCGCTTTAGCGATGTTGGTGTTTTCATTTGTGGGGAGATTTTCTGCATCTGGTGCATTGACCGCAGTATTTACTGCGTCAGCTGCCTGTGCGGGATGAGAAATACCATTATCAATAGTTGATTTTGGTTGTTCCTTTAATGGTGCTTGTACTTTCTCTACGCTCTTTGCTTGCGTAACAGTTCCATCTGTTTCTGTAGTTGTTGTGACTGTAGTAACAGCACCAGATGCTTGTAGTGTTGATACGGAAGAAGTGGAACTACCATCCACTGCAGTTATCGGTGTTTGTGACCCCGATGTGGTGATGCTTTGAATATCTTCTGCAAAATTAGCAAGGATTTCGTTTTTCGCAGTATTACTTGCTTGAAATGTAAAATCATTCCCCATTCTTTGCGCATAGGTCGCCACTGAATCTAGTTGTTTGACTAGAGTTTCTACATCAGCTGGATCATCAAACGCAATAACCTTATTAGATTCTGCTCGATCAATACTACCACTGCGCTCAAATTCTTTTTGTGCTTGTAGTTGCGTTACAATAGATGTTATATTATTAGTTATGAAACTTATTGTTTGTTGGATAGCAGCAGACCATTCTCCAACTCCCCTATCATGGCGCTGAGAACCTTCTGAATCTAGTAATTTCCGTAACGCAATAACTGCATCTGTTCCAGGTAGTTGATCATCCCCCTGAAAAAGAAAGCGACCACCTTTTTCTATCTTATCAATTATTTTAATCTCAAATGCGGTAGGATCAAATCCACCAATAAAATATATCGAAAGCGTAATACCATTAGCAGGAGATGTAGTATATGGATTTGAGAGAGCACTGGCAGAAGAAAATGGTGGTGTATCTTTTAATCCTGTTGTAACTCTTACGGAAATTGTTCCCGCTTCAGTCAATTCATATAAAATAGTTGAGAATTTATTTGCTTTAGATATTCTTCTAACGATTTGTTGGGTGGAATCTGCTGATGTTTTAGCAGTACCAACAACTGTTGAATCTGTAGGAACTGAAGCAATCTCTTCTGCTGTAGGTGGAGGTGTTACTTCCGCATCGAGAACTACGCTTGTTGTACCTTCAGTTGGTCCTGGAGTTGCAACTTTTTCTGATGGTAGCGCGACAGCATTATAACCAACATCAAACCAATACTTGGCAGATATACCATTTGCATCTGTCTTAACATTTCCTCGCAAATAGTTTTGCGTTGCGTCGATGTCCCAACAAATTGATAGACCCAAAGCGCCAGCAAGAGTTTTCTTATCTACATTGACATTAATTGCCCTTGAAGTCAGTAACAATTGATATGTGAATTTAAGTAAATTTAATGCAGCAAGATCTTGCAAAAATGGATTTTCTATGAATCCTCCATGCATATCACCATGCTCTGTCAAAGCACCATCTGCATTCTTCAATGCTAATTGTGGGTGAACAGAAACATTAAATCTGGGATCACCACCATTAATTGGATAAATTAGCATGTAGTATAATGCATTATTTCTGGCACTGACAGGCGCTTCAAGTATTCGTGTTTGCTTACCAGAATTATATTTTAAAAACCGACTATACCAACTTTCATATTCTTCATTGCCTCTTGATGGTACAGGAATATTTGGTAGATTATTACTAACCCATGTATTCAACTCACTTCCGAATATTCCTGCATCAATTAACTGCGCGACACCAAGTTTATACACACCATATTCACCGTCTGCGTGCACGACAGTAAATTTCCACTGATCGCCAGTTGGTGTTAATTTACCTCCAGGGGAAGCAAGCAAACTAAAACCTTGCCTCGGTGGTTCGCCGAAATTATATACTCGATTATAATACTGCATGGTCATGGCATTCTGAATTTGTTTCAGAAGCGCAACAACATCATCGCGAGTCAGAGAACCAATGGTGTCATCTTCTGCCATGTTGATATTATCAGCAGAAGTGAAGTATGGAGTAAATGCATCGTACTTGTTCATTATCAAACCTTTATGCTAATGCTTGGTTGGTGACAAAAGATGGAACTTGCGCAACACCCTTTTCGCCATTATATGTGCTCTTTTTATTAAAACCAAAAGCATTTGTTCTGTTGCTACCAGGAATTCTATCGACCGCCTTATTTACAGCACCTTTATATGGATTTCCTCTGAAGTCCGTTCTTGGCCCAACAAATTTTCTAGACTTATCTTGTAGTTCTTTGTTCTTTAAATTGTTTGCAACAGTTAACAATTGTTTTGCGTTTCCTTTTTTACCCAATGCCTTCACAGCGCTGTTTATATCTTTTATGTTTTTCCATTCAGCATTTGGTTTGCTTGTCGTACCTTGTTGTGGATAACTCCAAGTAGGTTCATATTGCCATGTGGCGCAAACGCATTGAGTTACTGATTTGCCACCATAAACTCCTGCGAGCATTCTGTTGTAGATAGATTGTGCAACATCACATTGATCTTGTGCTTTATCTGCACCCATTCCTGCTTCCGCTGCACAAACTGCAACCAATGTCCAAAACTCTTGATTTGGCGGACCAGCAGAAATGGGTTGACCGCCATCTTCTTCGGATGGTGCGCCTGTTGCGTCGTCGCCAGAAGAACCTGACCCTTCTGATGGAGCGCAATCTGCTGATCTCAATCCTCCAGGAATTGCTCCGACTGTACCCCAGAACATAGGATGTTGCCCGTTCTCACCGTCAGCAAAAAATCCAACGACCCAAGTACCCTCGACAGCACCAGTCGGCGACCAACCAACACCAGAAGTTCCTGCTGAATTTGCGGGCATGACTGGCATCGCCCATGGAAGATCGTCGGATGGTAGAACTTCACTATCTTCTGTATGATAACCGATAATTCTCACGCGACATCTACCCAGTCGAAGTGGGTCTTCTCTGTCTTCCACGACACCAAACCACCAATAAAAATTTGGGTTATTGTTAGATGTAATATTATCCATTATTATTCTCTCACGTTGTTGGTTTTGCCGCTGGGATTGCGGTTGGAGTTGTTGCTGGTGCTGGAGTTGCTGCTGGAGCAGTCGGAGCAGTTTCTGGTGTCTCAGGTTCTCCATCGTCAACATCATATAGAGGTTGAGCATAGGAGTCTTTAGCAATTTCAATAAACATTGTATGACGAAATGGAGTTATTTGATGGTGAATCGCAGTTACCATGTAGATACCAGAAATTAAAATATCCCATATACCTGCTTCTGAATCATCTGTTACATTTTTCTCACCAACAGAAGGATAGTAAAACCGTATCAATCTTCCGACTTCAATGTCTGTTCTTCCAGGAACAGTTAATTGTAAACGCATAGTAGTTATATCCATCAAAGAACTATTGCGTTGCGCGACAAACTGTTCTGGGTGGAGATCAATCGAATCTTCCGTTGAGTCTAATACTCCTGGATTTACTGTAGAAACAAATGGTCTATTGTCACCAGAACGTAAAACATTTATTGGAAATATCATGTTATATTTTCTAGTTTCATCATATTGAAAAGAACCAGCACCCTTCGAGTCTGCCACGAACTTATAAGATTCCATGTGCTTTATCGGGGTTTCTGGTTTTCCATTAAAATTGAAACCATGATCATAAGTATAAGGAGTATAATCTTTCTTCACAAGATCAAATGAGTGAACCGTGCTTGCAAAATGTCCCAGATCTTGACTTTGTATAATATCCAAATTAGTCAAGAAATTCATTGCTTCTACTGTAGCGAATCCTTTAGATAAAGAAGAAGTTGTGTCAAGACTATCAATATTTGGATGATAAACATAATCTGAGTAGATTTGATTGTTTTCTAATTGATATGCCACCAATTCTTCAATAGAAGACAAATAAAATGCTTTCGTCGTTTCAAAGAAAAGAAACGTCGGGGTTTTATACTCAGAACCAATGCATCTTTTTGCCAACCAATTAATAGTTTGAATTGGTGACCACATCGGAGGAACAAATGTTATTACAGAACTATGTGGAGTATCTGCAATGAACAGTTGTGTTTTGTCATCTGTATCGTCTACTGCTTGTTTGTTTGT